GAGTAAAGACTTTGAAGTCGACCTTGGATCATTACTTCGACTTGCATGGCCATTACCCAGATGAGGTGTTGGCAGACACGCTTTATCGCAACCGCGACAATCGAAAGTTGTGTAAGGACCTAGGCATCACCCTGTGCGGACCTAAACTTGGCGCAAAGCCCAAACACATTGATGCCAAGAAACGCCGCCAGGATACGGACGCAGAGAATCGACGCGGGGCCATTGAACGCCGATTCGCCTTTCTCAAAGGGTCAGTAGGCTTGGACTTAGTCAATACCCGAACAGCTGAGTCATTGGCCGTTAAAATCGATCAGGCAATGGTATTAAGCAATGCGCTGACATTCTTGAGAGTGTTTGCTATACCAATTTTAATTTTAACCACGAACGAAGGGCAAACCTATCGTTTCCGGTACAAATTTACTACTAGCATTGAGAATATGGTGGCCTAGTTGAACAGCCACTAAGCTAGATGCTATTCATTTCGATTTGCCAGCAAGACAGGCAGATCGTACTATCGCTTTGATTCTGATATCTATGCTGAATGCTGCTGGTGGCCTCGCAATTTACCAGCAAATCTGGGGAACAGTTGGTCGCAGCTTCTGGAGTGAATTTGGCCTTTTCGTAGTTACGCTGATTTTGTCTGTTCCATTAGCCTTCACTTACTATTTCTTAATTAAGCTAGGAAATTCATGCCTGATATGGATACAAGAACAATTTCACGTTGCCACCGTATTGCCAGGGTCGCCGCTAGTTGAGGCATTAAAAAATAAAGAATACAGTGAGGAAAAGCTTGTCATCATTTTCGACTTTAACGACAAGCTTATCTCTAGTGGTTACGCCAATCGCCTACCTGGAAGCGACGACCCAACTCAACAAATCGGGTTGATGACATATGGACAGGATTGGACCGTGAAATTGGCACAGAAAAAATATGATGAGTCTCCACAAAACAGTGAACAAATCATTGACTTCGACCGACAATTGAAAATTTATATTATCGGAATCAATCCTTATTCTTAGAAGATGCCGAATCCGGCATCTTTGGTTTGGGGGGAACAGGGTCTTTGTGAACTAATTTGATTGAACGATTTTGTACATTTCTGTCAAAAAAGAGGCCGGATTTTTTATCTGGCAAACTTTTAGCTTTATCTGAGTTGTCTTTTTGCAATTTCTTTTCCTCCACATAATCTAATTGCTCCTCGACCACAGCGGCCGGGGTTTTTTTGTATCCAGCCAACACTCAGTTAAACTGCTCGACATTTTGATCATCGTCTTGATCACTAGCGCAAGCGGTTGTTGCGCCAGCCAACAAAACAATGAGTAAGATGGCAACTACTTTTTTAGCATGATGACTCACATCCTTTACTTGGTATGTGGCACAAGCCCCACTCTCCGGCTTGCACGGAGACGCCGCTTGCGTTGGGGAAGGGACTAAATAAGACCGAACAGTATAATTATTATAATAATTGGTATTGTGCATCCTAAAGTCATCGCACAACCGAAGTCGCTAAAAAATTTCCCGGTTTTGTCAACTGATTGTGAAAACTTATCAGCACCATTGGCAACTTTTTCCCATGAATTGATTGGCATACCGTTCTGATGTTCACCTGGATAAATTATTTTAGCCCCGCAGTTGGGGCAAAAGCGCTCGCCTTTAAGCTGATGTTTACAATTCAGGCAATAAGGCTTTCTTTTTGCTGCGTACATTTTTTTGCCGACTTCAGACCATTCTTCACCGGAATTATTGTTGAGCGTCTTAGCTGGTTGCTGATCTTCGGCGATAAGTTTTAAAGTTACTGGGGCTCTATAAGTTTTGACAGTAATAGAACCATCGCTTCGTGTACTTGTTTGTTTATATGTCCCCCCGTGTATAGATACCCACAGTTCCACTTTGTCATTTAGATACAAGGCTGAGAATGTTTTGACTTTGTCGTTCGGTATCTTTCCAATGAAGTACTTAGTTTGCCTAATTTCGGCATATACTTTCCCATCAATATCGACTGAAACTGGTTGATTTAAGGCAGCAAACTTACTTAGTTGCCATATCTTATTTTCAAAAGCAGTATCAATAATTTCGGAGTTGCCGAGACCATCATATGCTTGCCCTGCATCAACCTGGTCTTCCGGTAACAGATTCATTCATTCAGAAATCTGAGAGTCTTGAGTATCTAATAATGTGCATATTTTTGTCATAATCCAACATCAACATCTTTCTACAATTAATTAATGACTTTTCCGATTATACTGATATCATCTGCTTTTACCAGTTGGTTGCAAGCTAATTCAACAATGAACAGTCAGTAGTTTTCATAAAACCGTTCAATGCATTGAACGGCAGAATCCTCTAACCATTGAGGTATCGCTAAATCATTCATGAATTGGTCAATGTTTGCTGATTCTTCTGGAATGTCTGCGAAATACATTGGAACGATAATTGATAGCGCACGTTGGTTGGCTCCATTCTCTGTACGGCTTTTAGTGTATTGATTTGTGTATCGAAGCTTACCGTTATCCCCGTTGAGAATATGTGCACATTCATGAGCTGCTTGAAATGGCAACTCATTTGCATTCGGCCATTTGTTGTTAAGAATAATTAGGCGAGCTTCTGTATCAACCAAAGGGCCTTGGTCCTCGTGTAAGGGGATAGTCGAGCAGCCTATATTGTGATCCCAAGCATAGTCAATCACCTGATTCAACAAGTCCTCTATATGATCATTCATGACGATCACGCTTTTTGCTGCTATTATTGCGTCGTTCCAAAATAGCTTGAATGATTTCCCAATCGTCTTGGCGAACAGGCTGTCCTTGATAGGTAAAGATGTTTGTTCCTGACAGATCAACAGGTTTAGAACCTTCATTGTCAGGATTGGGGTTATCCGTATTGCCAAGTAAATAATCCACAGAAACTTGAAGAACATCAGCAACTTTCTGAACATTCTCGGTAGATGGGGTCATCTTTTTCCATCGATAGATGCTGTTAATGCCTATACCTGCTTTCAGAGCTAATTTTTGGAGTGACCACCCTCGATTTGAAGCTAGTGTTTTTATTCTGTCGTAAGTACTCATGAGACGAGTTCTCCCGGTCATGACGAATTATTTATCACAAGTGGTTTACAATTTATCACGTGTGGTTTACTATGAATTCATCAAGTAATTAAGCAAACATCAACAAGCTAATCCATCCATGTCTTTGGCGATAACGGTGGATAAGTAGATCATCTGTCTTATTTGCTATGCCATTAATTTACCACTCGTGATAAATTAATGCAACAACTTGATTGATTCTTTAAATGTAAGGGAGGTGAGTACATGGTAAACGTTCAGCTCAATTGGACTGCTAATCGTAATGACTGGAAAGGCTACTTATTACATTTGAATTTGTCACAGCTCGACATTGCGAAATTTCTCGGTATCAGTGATCAGGTAATGGCAATTCTGGTTAAAAAGATGACTGACGGTCAGGGATTAACTGCTAATCAGATCGACAAAGACCGTTGGAAGCGAGCTATTGAATACGTCAAATATAAGCAGTCACAGCAAAAGAAGATGACGGTATGAACGGGCTAATCAAACTTCATGTGGAATAGGGAGGAAGATAAATGATCAAGCCGATTGATGCAATTCGCAATGAGCTTCCAGTGGTTACGTCCAAAACGTTAGATCTATTTGAGTCTGCTGTTAGTCAAGAACTACAAAAAAGAAACCCAAAAGCCACATTCCAAGTTAGCATCCTTGGGATGGCGGTATTGGGCCTTCTGGTGGCAACAAGGCTAGAGGAAGTCTCTGACATTAACAACTGAATCAAGCATTGTCTGTGCTGCGGACATGATAACAAACGCTTGGACAGCATCATCGACACTGGAGGGATCGTAAATCTTAGGGGTGTGGGCTTTGGGATTTCGATAAAGAAATATTACGGTTCTAAGAAGGTTACGTAATCCGGAATATATGTCTCTGTCGGTTTCCGTTGCAAGCATGTTGCCCTTAATAACGAGTATTGGTTGCTTGTCCGAAAACACGGTGCTTACCAAACTATTGCCATCTTTTTGTATGCCTGAAAGTTGCTGAATTCGATTAACGACACCCTTGCTTGCTTCGAAGATGGCGTGAAAGTAGTCGCCTTGAAGAAATTGTTCGTTGCAGAATTTCATCACTAGAGGGTGAACATTGAGTTCTGTAAGTCGAGCGCTAAGAGTTTTTAAGCGTAGCTGGGCTTCAGAAAACGTAGTCGCGGTTTTTGCTGATGCGATTCTTCCACTGTCATCCAAACAATAACCATAAAAAATAAGGCATTCATTTATCTCATATCGTAGGCGGCCCCATTCTTCTGGCTTTGAAATAAAGTCTTGAGGTCGAGCAATGTACTGGATGGCTCTAAAAAAGGGGCGACTATTGTGTGAAGCATTACACTCGTGCCTAATTGTTTCGTCTAAACGACGCCATTTGGTAGACGCTTTGAACCATTGATTGTCAGTTTGTCTTTGAAGATCATAATCGAAAAATCCAAGCAAAGAAAACATTTTGGTGATTTTGGGCCCAGTCGTATATTCTCCCAAGATTTTAGATATATTTTCAACAGCTACGGCATCAATTGGTTTGGACATTACATTCCCTCCTTATGAACTATTATCCCACTGACGGAGGGCAGCAAACTATGAAAATTCATGAAAGAAGGAAACGCATTGAATGAACCACAACCAATTGAACAAAACGGCCAGCGTGTACTGACCACCGAACAACTTGCAGAATTGTACGGAACGACTGTTGGAGTCGTTCAAATGAACTTTAAACGAAACTCGAATAAGTTCATTGAAGGAAAGCACTTCTTCAAGCTGGAAGGGGAGCAACTTCGGGCATTCAAGAACGAACCGACAAATTGTGGGTTCGTTGGGAAAAATGCAAGTGCTCTATATCTCTGGACTCGCCGCGGCGCCGCACGTCACTCAAAAATGCTTGGTACAGATCAGACTTGGGATATGTTCGACAGTCTGGAGGAGAACTACTTTAATCCGAAAACACGGCTTCCACAGACGCCAGAAGAAAAGCTTGCTTTAACCATGGAAGTTGCTACTCGAACTGTAAAACGGATTGAAAAGCTTGATGGTCGTGTAACTGATCTGGAAGAGAAGGCTTTGCTGGCACCAGGTGAATATAACTACATCAGCAAACAAGTCAATCGAGCTGTTGCAAATTATCTGGACGTACATCACTGCAAACTCAACGCAAAACAGCGCAGCCTCTTTTATCGCGATATTAACCACGGACTAAATGACTACATCGGAATCAAGACACGTACACAGTTACGTAAGAAAGACTTCGATAAGGCTGATGACTTTATCCAGAATTGGACGCCATCAACAGCAACTCTCATGAAAGCACGCGAGATTTCATTATTGGAGGACCAACAACAGGAGGCTATCTAAATGAATGAACGCCCAAAGGAAAAGTTAACCAATGTCGTTAAAGTACAGGACAAAGATGTTGAAGACCAAGTAACTGGAATGGTCATTGATCTTCTCAAACAAAAAGGCTTCACATTTGCCAACTTTGAATCAGTTGTAGCACGTGTGAAGTCTCACTATCAGAACAACGCAACTATTTAGACCAGGTGTAACGGTATTGTTCGCCTGACCCATTTTCGGCAATCAGATACCAACGGCCAGCTCCAGAAACCCGAATTGTAACTGGGGACTCATCATAGTGACCTCCGAAATATGTAAAGTGGTCACCACGTTGGTGAGCGTTGAAGTTTGCTTGATCCACCAAGTAAACGTTCGCAGCGTGCGGAAGTTCGACTGTAACAGCTAGAGCTCCGCCCGGATTGTCATAATAAGGGACTTGCACCATGAAGATTCACCTCCTTTCAGTTTCATTATCCGTCAGGAGGCGATCACAGGAAAGGAGAAAATGCCATGCCGTTGTTGCAGGTTGTTGAAGATGATCAGATTTCAAGCAAAAAGTATTTAGCGGTTGAAGAAGAAGAACTGGCAAAGATGATTGAGGAGAACCAAGAGTTAAAACGCAAGTTAGCAGCACGAGGCATGTGGACGCTCACNACCGCAACAAGCTATGTCGAAGGACATAACAACACGTGGGTAGTTAACAATATCTTGAACGTCCCACGCTTCCACAAGTTCTTGCAAGATACCGTGGTTTCATATCCACCGCCTGGCAAAAAGGGGTATCTGTTTCATCCGAAACCATGGCTCGACTTCTTAGACAAATGGTCCCAGAGATTCAAGGTCACTTAGAGAGAAGGAAAAATAATGATTGGCTACTTACTAATTGCTGGTGGCTTCGGCGTGATCGTTGGTCACTGCTTAGGCCACAGCGGAAATTGGAGGCAGTGGATTGAATGAAGCAGCTATAGCCAAGCTAGTTCCACTTATCTCCTACTTGTATACGCAGGCTGAGAACGCACGTCTCGTTGGTCATAATTACCGTCAAGGAACGGATCAGACACGAGCTTATGCCATGGGACGAGAAGACGGCTTGCAAACCGCCATCAGCTTAATCAACGAAATAATTGGCAAAACAAAAACCGCTAAGCGCTAGAACACTTAACGGCCAAAAATGAGGTTTCACATTGAGTGACCTCATTATATCACAGAAAGAAATGAGGTAAAACAATGGCCAGAGAAATTGGCAAGCAACTTGATCGTCTTGAATCACTTGCATACAAAGTAAAAACTGATCAGTACCTTTTGGATTATTTGAGAGAATGGGCAGAAACCAAGTGCGATCTGTTCAGGGATGATGATCCTCACATGACCGATGGTGAGAAGATTCAAGACCGGCTGTTCCTAAAAGACAACTTTAAAAAATACATGGATATCTTGGGTCAAACATCACTCGATATGATCAAATTCGAAGCAGACTTAATGGATGTTCGCCAAAACATTGCCGATCAATACTTCAGCAAAGACGGTGACGATCATGAATGAGAAACCAGGTTACTATGCAATCCTTCCGCCAGATGTGCGCTATGACAAACAGCTACCACAAGGAGCAAAGCTTCTGTACAGCGAGATCACGGCACTCAGCAATAAGAACGGTTACTGCTGGGCATCGAACGACTATTTTGCAAAACTCTATTCGGTTAGCAATCGCACCATCAAAAGTTGGCTAAAGTGTCTAGAGGACAATTTATATATCAGCAGAGTTGTCAAGTACAAAAACGGCAGCAAGGAGATCGAACAGAGATTTATTAGTTTAGCTCCTCGATCAGAAGTCTTGCCTACCTGGGGAAAAAATCTTCACCACCCTAGTGAAGAAAACTGCCCAGAGAATAATACAAGTATTAATAAAAACATACGTGCATCCAGCACGTTAGAGAGTGACTTTGAAAAGCTTTGGAAACTGTATCCAAAGAAGATCGGCAAGAAGCCGGCACTAGCTGCGTACAAACGGGTAATGAGTAGAAAGAAGAATCCTGCTACCAACAGACAAATTCAGGATGGCATTGTGGCTTATCGACAGCTAATCAAGAGCAAAGGCACAGAGAAGCGATTTGTCAAAGACGGTAGCACTTTCTTCAACCAAGAGGCATGGAACGATTACCTTGAGGTCGTAAAGGAAGAACGAGATGAGCAGGAAGCTCGAAAGCCTAAGTTCGATCCCAAGAAAACTGCTATTGCAATGTATATCGACTACAACAGTCCTGACCGAGTGCTTGAAGAAATCCAAGCGCAGGGTATTCCAATCAATCCAGAAGATGCTAAACGTTACATTGCTGAATACGATGAAGGGAGGCAACAAGCTTGACGAAAAAGCTTTATGACCCTAGCAATCCTGAACCGCATGTCATGTATGGATTATACACGAAGCCGGAACTCATCAAGTCTGAATGGATTGATCCTAAATGGTTTAACAGCCAGCAATACGCTGCAGTAGTTGCCTACATGAACAAGTTGCCAGGTGACGTTGACACGCTGGAATTACAGGATGGTTTTGATACAGCTCATCCTGGCGTGATGTCAGTAGCAGATTGGCAATACATTATGACCAGCGATTTTGGAACCTCACGCTTTGACTGGTGGGTAGGCAAGCTGAAACGGGATTATTTCCGTAGTCAGCTCATTCAAACAGCACAAGCGTACTCGGAAGAACCAAGCGAGGACAATCTTACCGCGATGATGGTTGCCTCACAGAATGCTACTGCTGCCAGTCAGACGGTAACTGAAAGTAGCATTACAGATTTGGCAGCGGCCATGGAAGACAAAATGATACACGGTGCTACTGATAATGGAATTAAAACGTACTTCACTCTTAACAACATTCTGGGCGGTGGTTTGATGCCAGGACGTTTGTTGACGATTGGTGCGCGCCCTGGTGTCGGTAAATCAGCATTCGCGGTTAATCTCATCGTTGAGGCTTTGAAACAGCAACCGGAATTAACGGTTGATATGTTTTCACTTGAAATGTCAAATGCAGAAAACTACAACCGCTTGTTGGCCTGCAAGACTGGCATCAGTGCTGGTAAATTCATCAACCCGCAGAAAAGTCTAAGCGATGCTGAGAAGGTTGAGGTTGAAAAGGCAGGAAACGTCCTTAAAGACTATCACTTGCAGCTTTACGACAAGCAGGTGGAATTGCCGCAGATCGTCAAAACTATGCGGCAGCGAGCCGCTGATGCAGATAAAGGCTACCTTGCGATTGTTGACTATCTCGGGCTGATTGGTGTTCGTAGCCAAGCCGATCGCCGTCTGCAAATCGAAGAGATCACCCGTCAATTCAAAGTGCTGACCAACGAACTTGGTATCCCGATTGTTTTGCTTAGTCAATTATCACGAGGTGTTGAGAATCGTCAGGACAAGCAACCGGTACTCTCAGATTTACGAGAGTCGGGATCAATTGAACAAGATAGCAATGCGGTTGGATTTCTTTGGAACAGTGACCGGCAGAACGAAAGATCAGATATCCGTACTGTGACTTTAACAATTGCCAAAAATCGTGAAGGAGCACTTGGTAGCATTGATTTTCGTTTTTTCGCACCAAAGTTGCAGTTTAAGGTGGCGTATTGAAGTGGCTTATCCAACTATGACACTTAAAGAGTTCAATGAGTACATGCAGGAGGGACATTATCAATACTCGCTGTTCATCATTCTGCAGCTTGATGAAGCCATGGAATATCTAAAAAAGGCGCAACAAGCCGATGATGATATGAAGAAGTTTTGGTACAAATGGGCGTACGTGACATTGGTCGATGCGTTAGAGACGGCTGAGTCAGAATATTATGGTGAAACTAGTGCATATTTACCGACAAAAGAAACAGATCCGGTAACACGAGCCTACTGCCAAAACACATACGATATTTGGCGAGGATATCTGAAGAAGCTAAATGTGAACTTACCGAAGCAAAAATTTTGAGGAGGCAAAAGCATGATTGAGCATGAGGACGTGAAGCCAGCGTGATAAGGCTAACGATACCTGGTAACCCAGTCCCACAAGGACGGCCGAGGTTCACACGAATGGGTCATGCTTACGACCCGACTAAATCAAGAAACTACAAGCAGCACGTTAAGAGCGTGGCGTCAGAACTAAATATTGAGCCTCTAAGCGGCCCAATAAGGGTGGCAATGGAAATATACCGTCCGCTCCAAAAGTCTGGCGGTAAGGCCTTAATAAGGCAGAAAAAAGAAGGAAAAGTTAGGCCAACAGTTAAGCCGGATGTAGACAACTACTACAAGTCTGTATCAGATGCGCTTACCGGCATTTTGTGGGAAGACGACAACCAAATAGTCGAAATCCATGTTGGCAAATGGTACAGCGATCAACCACGTGTTGAGATTGAAGCAGAAGAAATCGATTAAGGAGAAAAAATCATGAATAAAAAGAGGAGAAAACGATGAAAACAGGAGACGACACGTTCGATGACATCTACGTCAGCAAAAAGACTGGCAAGGTAGTAGGCGTCATGTACGAAGATGTGGACTACAAACTAGTGCCAATCAAACAGGAGGACGAAAAATGAAAGTAACAGCAGCATTTGCATTGCCACATGACCACTATGATTGGAATCAGGTGCTATATCAGTTGGCGATGGTTACGCGCAACCGTTTAGTGGACAATGATCATGAAAATTTCCGGAAGTCAAATATCATGCTTTGCAATCACGCACGGGAAATCTTTAAGATCCCTAACTTGATGATCATTGAATGGAAGCCGTCAAATGACATTGTGTTCATCGTGTTAGATGGTACCCCAGATGGTTATTGTCACACGGCATATGATATTGGCTACCGTCATCTTCCAGAAGAATACAAGGACGAAGGCGGGCAATACAGCATTCCATTCATCCATTCGCAAGAGGAACTTGACGATACGCTGGCACACATTCACAACATGAACATCTTACACAAACTGGAGGACGAAAAATGAGCAAAGAAAAATGTATGCGGTAAAGAACGATGAAGGCAAATACTGGGACTTTGAAGACCAAGACGGCTTCTGGGAACTAAACACCATGAATCTAGCGACTATAGCTGGCGAGGAAGTCGCCGAATGTGTGGCTCGTGATCGTGGCGGCCACGTTGTCACGTTCGTTGAGGAGCCTGAAAAGGTAGTCCTAACCAAGAAACAAGCAGAAATCGTTGAAGATGCAAATAAGTATAAATTTCCAGCATCCTATATTTCTATGAATACTGATGATTATGATGGCTTAGAAAAGCTACTGATGAATGCTTACGTCAACGGCTACACCGTGGCAAAGGAGAAAAGGTACGGCGTGTGGGTGCCACACGTAAAAGGCAAAATGTACTACAAAGATGGACGTGGAAGCGACGACCTTGATATTGCAAGTGCAGATTGCCTGAACGACAAAAATCAGCAGTTCACCCTCACTGAGATCGAACATTACGGCTTGCAAGACTGCGAAAAAGAAGAGGTGACTGACGATGAGCAATAAAATAATCAGGCTAGAAAGCCTATCCTTGATGGATCACGATGAGAATCTTAACGACAGCAGCCTATTTCAGACAACACGGATAATTGAGGTCGGTCACCCGTATGATGAGCCAAAATTCAAGGAGGCTTGGGATGGTTCATCTAAAAAATACAACTTAGTTGAGTATCATTCAGACCGTGATGTTGTTAGCATCGACTTCATTACAAGCATATGCAACAGTGACGGGTATTGCTACCTTGTTAAGCTAAAGGACGGCAATGAACTGTATCTGCCTATACACGCGTTCATTGCTGAAACTAAAGAGGTGACTGACGATGAGCAATGAGACGAAGCGGGACGTGTTTGAGCAACTGCTAAATGCATATCAAGATCTAATTTCCAAAGAAAATGATGATGAAAACTTCCGTGTAAATATCACAACGCCATTGAATGTTTTGTATGCTGCAGCCTTGCCGGATGATCTTCCGGTGATTCCCAAGGAAATCGGAGAGTACATCGAACGGCAGAAACAGGGATCAACATTAAGATCAGCGATTATTGCTGCCACAGATTTTCACGCAGTCGATGATGAGGAAGCTGATTGGATATTCTACCATTCGGACACCTTTGCCCGTGCATGGGTGCTAGGCGTCTGGCGTGTTGAGGAAACACGGGAGGTAGTCAAGCTGTGAAAGCAAAGAAATATCGGAAAACGGCAACCATTGAGGCGGAGCAATTTAACGAAGCTAAATGGCAAGAAAAATATCGTGCATGTCATAACCCTGATCAGTGGGAAGCATTGGCTCATCCATACGGCATTGACCGTTATCATGGTCACTTTATTATTGTGACTCTTGAAGGCGATCTTATCCTGCATGATGGGGACTGGATCGCAACGGGTATCAACGGCGAGCACTGGCCAATTGCTGACGATATTTTTCGGAAGACATATGTGGAGGCGGAGAAATGAGTAAACATTTTGAAGAAATGAGCCAACTGGAGAGGATTGATAAAAAAATGAAATTCAAGATTGTGGGCCGCAATGGCGAAACAAAAATCAAGGAATTCAGGTCTCAGTACGAAGCAGATTTATACTGCGAGCGTCTCAACCATGAGCGGTTGGAACGCCTTGGCTTGATTGAGCACCTGAACACACCAGCAATCGAATTTGAGTAGGAGTACATCACTATGAAGACATGCACCAAGCGGCGCTGCGGAAGGAAAACCAGGATGTATTTAGCAATGTGGAACATGGAGAAATTGTGAAATTGGAGGCAGAGAAATGAAACGAGAGATTAAGTTCAGAGTTTGGGACCATAACACAGATACCATGATGATCCCTGATGATTTCGAGTTTTGCGATGGCGAAATTAGCTGGATTGATGCAGGCCGAGAAGCAGGACCAAAATCGGGCAATGATGGCGATCCGGGTCAGTTCGAGATTATGCAGTACACCGGCCTCCACGACAAGAACGGACGAGAGATCTACGAAGGCGATATCGTGCGCACCGGTACAGACAATATTGGCGATCCTGATCAGATGATTGGACAAGTGATCATGCGGGAAGGATCATGGCTAATCGAAAATGAGAAAAAGCAAGAGGCAGTTGACCTTTTCAGCGAGATCACAAGTCGTGAGGTCATTGGCAACATCTTTGAGGACAAACAGCTGCTGGAGGGAAAATATGAGCAAAAGTAAGGATATTGATGTGTATCTTCAAGGCGAGCTTTGTGCCAAGGCTGAGCTTGCAACGAAGCTGCTACACGACATTGCCTGGTCCAAATGGACGACTGACGCGATGACTGCACGTGTCGACCCAATTTACAAGCAAGCCATGGAGATAGGCTATTGGCTATTAAACAGTGACGAATGGTACACCGAAAATGAGGACGGGAGCGAAGACAATGACGAGAAAGATTAGCGTGTTTGAGCTTAGATCAAGTGGAGACGTTGACAGTGTGAACCTTTTTTGAAATTACATCCACAAGCTAAATTAAGCTACACCGGAAGCGATCAGTGCTCATTTAGTGCCCTTGTAATTGCTGACTATGAAGATGATGAAGAGAACGATGAGGTGGAGGTGACCGAGCATGACTAATGAAATGGTTGATGACATAAGCACCGTTGTAGTTTTCATCGTCGCCGTAGCACTGTACGCGTGGAAGATGTGGCTAGATCACAAGTGAAGGGGGAGATAAGCATGAAAGCAAACAAATACTACAAGCGCAGCCTCTGGTGGCATGATCGTTGATTGCCGTCATGCTGATAATCTCAGGTGCTGCAATGTGGATGTGGGCTAACTGGAAAAGAGGAAAGTGAATGAAATCAAAAAGTAATCGCGTGTTTCAAAATAATGTCCGCAAGAATATCAGCGATAACCACATGCTGCAGAAGGATTACGCAAAAAGCATCGGCATTACGACACGTCAACTGGCGCATCTGCTTCAAGACAACAACGTTAGCTTGGCAAAACTTGATGACTTCGCTGAGCGTGCTGGGATTGATCCATGGGAGCTTATTCGACCTCATGAAAGCAAATAAAAAAGCGCGTCTTATGAGGGACGCGCTGGAGGCCAGTGTGTAAATTGAACCAGAGTAATAATCATTTTGGAGTGGGCCTCCGAAGACAGTATAACAAAAAACCGCCGGATTAGCGACGGGTGGAAGACAGGGACTTTTATGCAATACATGGCTTTTGAATAATGGAACTTAAGCCACCATCTTCACAAACAGTATAACAAAAGCGCACCACGAAGGCACGCTTATCCTACAAACCCAGCAAAATTATACCATAAGGAGTGGACGCAGTGGTGCGAGTAACGAGATATTTTAGCCCAATTGATCATGACAAAACAATTGAAAACGCCAAAGAGGTCTTGGGGAACTACTGGCATCACAAGCGGCTCGCTCAACGCACCAAAATAGCGCTCAGAAGCCCCGTGATGGACGGCATGCCTAAGTCACCTAGCTATGGAAACAAAGCCGAGGACAAGCTCGTATCGCACGCTGACGAGCTGTACTATATAGCGTGCTGTGAAGGTGCTATCGAATCCATAGAGGACGAAGACTACCGAACCATTTTAATTGAAAGTTATCTAACTCCAAAGACAACACGCAAGTCCAGCCTTCAGTTAGCCACTCGCTTGCATGTTGACCGAACTACCCTTTGGCGGCAAACACAAGAAGCTCTCTATGCTTTTGCTGAAATATGTCCGCTAGTGAAACTAGATGCAACATCCGTGCAACAATGATGCAACAAAAAGCACGTATTTCCGTCATATGATGGTATTGTGCCAAAGGTGAGAAACCTGAGACACCGCGTTTTTCCTCCGAGCCATGGTGATGATAAAGCTGTGGCAAGGCGTGGCAAATGGACTGACTGCGATAGTCAGGCGGGTTCGATTCCCACCGGCCACATTGTCCAGTTTAGCGACCGGACACAGCTTGCGATGACCCCATCTGACACTGGGAGAGCGAGCAGCAGACATACGAAGCACAGATATCACCTCAATGTAGTATTCCAGTTCATACTGGGGTACTATTTTTTTGAGGTGATTAGGAATGAAACCGATTAACTTTAGGAAGAGCGAGCCAACGATCGAAGAACTGTCAGATAGGATTGACGCTTATAGCCGGCGCGCGAGTGAACTAATGAAGAG